TTTTATATATTGATTCATACATACCTCACTACTTAACTTGTTTATATAACATATACATATACATATGAAAAACCTTATGTTTATTAGCATATCAAAAATTTAGGATTTTAAAAGTTGAGCAACAGTTGAGCAACACTCAAAACTTATAACATGTTTTAACTATTTATATAATATATACTATTATATAAATTTAATCAATTTCTTCAATTTTGTAGGATAACATCAAATCGTCGATAAGACCTCTTACGCCTTCTTCGTTATATTCATCCGGATCGAGAATAACTTCTGCTATCCAATCCGCCGTCCAAACATAATCAACACCTTCAGGCCATTTGAAATCGGGAAATTCATCTTGCATATCGCACTCTTCCCACTGAGCCTTATCCCACTTACCTATGCAAGGGGACTGTTTCATTTCACGGTCGTATATCATTTCCCATGCTTCCTTGTACGTGTCAGCCGTTCCCATGAACCAAGGCTTTTGTGCATTTAAACTATAGACTTTTAACACTTTTATTTCCTCCCCATATAATCGTTCCATCCCTTGCTTAGTAACTAGCCAAGTACCTTTAGATTTTCTGCACTCAGAATTTGTAAATCTAGGTGGCGTGTTCCGTTGCCCAGAACACGCCTGTTTTACGGTAACAGGGCTTATGCCCCAACGCTCTGCTGCTTCAGCAGCAGACATTACATCTTCAAATTTCATGCCCGCCCCCATTCTCTAACGAATGTTAGTATGGAGTGCAACGAGCACTGTTTTTTATAATATTCATAGTCAAAGTTAGCTTGATTAATATACCCAATCATATTTGAAGGGTAATCGTGTTCAGCTTTGTTTTTACAAGCTTCCCATAATTGACCAGCTAGCTTATTTCTTGTTGTTTCTTTTAATTCTGCAAATATGATGTGACGTAACTTTTTCATGATGCTTTCTCCTTTTATTAGCTACCCCTTATCTTTGATTTCATTATACATCTAATTCGATGTAAACGCAAGTATTTTTTATAAATTTTCAAAAAAAAAAATAAGGCCTATCACAAATTCACATTTAACTGTGTTGTGATAGGCCTTATGTGTGTAATTACAACCAATCCATGAGTCCACCTGCTCATGCTCAGGAGATGTATGGATCACCTCTCAATCATCGATGAATTACTACTCCGATTGTCGCACCCGCTCCCAGTATTTGGGATAGGTTGCGTTGCATTCGTAGTCGCTTGATTGTTTTCTTGTCGTTCTCTACTTTGTTCTTCAATTCGCTCAAAGAGCTCTGCATTTCGTTCAAGGTAATTTCTTGCTTCACTAAGTCCGCTTTGGCTTTGTCCAATTCGGTCGTTAATTTGACGATTGTATTCTTGGATTCGTTCAATTCGTTCGCCTGTTTCGCGAGTAAGGTCTGCGCTTCTGTCAATGGAACGCTGGATGCGTTTATTATATTCAACGCTTTCTCGTTGTTGTTTTTCAATTCGTTCCACTGACTCACGGGCACGCTGATAGTCGGTTCCGCTTGGTTGGTAGAATATGTATCCGAGGCAAAGGCAGAAGAGGAGCCCAATACCACCGATAATAATATAGCGGTAAGTAGGGTGATTAAGTAAAATTTTGATTTTGTCATACATCATACCCCTCCTGCATAATCTGTGATACCACGTGCAATGGCTCTCACAATAGTATCAAGGTCATTGTTAAGTAGTGCTAGGTCTTCATCATTATCGATGAAGGCCATTTCCACTAATACGGCTGTTGCATCCGTGCCATTTAACACCCATAAATCTTGCCGTTCTTTTACACCCCGATCAACCGTATTAATGCTACGGATAATTTGACTTTGAATGTCGTTTGCTAACCGTTGCCCATTAAATGACTTATACAAAGTTTCTGTGCCACGAGCTTGCGTATTAAAAGCGTTACAATGGAGCGATACGAATATATCCGCTCCCCATTCGTTAGACGTTTCACACACAAGACCTAAATCATCATTTTGTAAAGTTCTAACTTCACATCCTGCCGTTTGTAAATAACAAGCCAATAACTTACCCGCATCACGAGCAACGTCGCATTCACGACGTCCTGTGTTAGGATTTACTGCTCCGCTATCCAGGTCAATATCATGACCTGGATTTATAAATATTTTCGTCATTACTACTACCTCCTTCTAATTTATCAGGAACACCATTATTGTTCCTATCCAACCAAAGTCCTAGGAAGCCTACTACGGCTGTCAATACACTAGGAATAAATATGTGGTCAATAATATTGAGCCCAACATCAATCAGCTCATTAGTTTCACTTGATACATAGCCCCTAGCAAATGCCATAACATACTCTGTTATGACTAGCCAAATAGGAATTAGCATAACAAGTACTAGAATCCGTGTCGCCAGTACTCCAGTAGGTCTAATATTAGCAACACGAACAGCACCATATGCTGATTTCAGTCGGTTCATGATTTGATGTTTCATTATCAGTCACCTCCTATATCATCGGTACTGAGCGTGATACTTCTTCCTATTGGCATATTGTTTAGAACTTGGATATGCATCAGTTCAGTGCTCAGACTCTGAACTGTGGTTTCTAGGTTATTAAGCCTATGAAACTTCGCAGCATCTCGTTCTTCCAACTTGACCAATTGCTTTAGTATTTCCTGATTACTTTTTGTTAAGTCAGCGATACTGTTGATAGCCTCGGATAACTTATCATCATAATCCTTGCGTTGCTTATCCATGCGTCGAGCCAAATGATCATCTAATTCTCGTTTAACTGCGACTAGCGAGGTATGCTCCAAAAACCACACCATAGCTCGGAATGACCCCCGAAGGGCGGCCCAGATGACCCCTAACAGGGTCACCCAGAATCCAATGTCCGCAAAATAAGGAGGAATGCCTGCCTCCATCAGGAGTATTCTGATTTCATCCATTCATGAACTCCTTATTAAGCTGATACCCAAGTTTTAGTAGTTTTATCAAAACGCTTAGTTTGATTTTGGTTGAAAACGGTTGTTTGACTTAGCTGAGCAAGAGCGATGAGTGCATCGACATTTGAGTTTTCATTAACAATGACAGTGAGAGGCTTTGATGGTAAGAAATCATCAAACAACGAATTATCAGACAAAGAGAATGCTGGAAGGCTTACATAGGTAAGATTACTGGAGGAAAATCTTGTTTGACCGATTCTTTTAACCTTAGGAAGGTTTACTCGTTCCAACTTCCATAAAGAGTTGAATGCGCCATCTTTTACGGTCGTTACCTCAGAAAAATCGATTTCAGTAATAGTACTATCAGCAAAATCAGTAGGACCTAGTTCAGTTTTAACATCGTTATAACCAGATACTCGATATGTGCCTACGATACTTCCTAACATATTAAAATATTCAATTTGAATATCCTCAGCCATAAATGGATAATCTAAGTCCAATCTTGCACTACCATCATCCCCGATACTTGCCCCTGCAGCAGCTCCTTTTCCAAGTAAGGCCACCTTGAAGTGCGGTGTGCCATATACATTGATGTATGTTTGTCCTTTAACAGGACGGTCAAATTCAAGTTGTTTAAATGGCTTTTTAATCACATCACCTAAACCCCTAATTAGTCCCTTAAGTACTTCATCAGGTGTCGAATTTTCGCAGTACACATTTAGCCCTAACAGCATTTCATAGGCGCCATCAGCGGTTGCATCCTTACCAGGCAACCCTGGACTACCATTAGTGCCTTTCAAGGAATTGAGGAAGTCCTCACGAGTTCCCGAGTTGCCTGCCTCCATCCACATCTCATAAGCGCTTTTACCATTTTGACCTAATATACTAATAGCGGGCACAGTAAATGTCCCCTCTACCTTGAGTGGTGGTAGATTAAATCCTGTTAAATTAACATTTAAATCTTCTGCCATGATATAATCCCCTTTCATTAATGGCGTGCAATATCTTTAATGATATTGACTTCACCAAAACCTAATTTCAAACTATGTTCATCGTTGTAAACGAACGCATCATATTGATGAATCCCTTTAGCGTCCACCTTATTAACTGTGTCATTACCGTTCATACGGAATGTGATGCGATTACCTTCGATTACTCCATTAACAGATAACACCTCATTTGTGTCAGGCTTTCGCCTGATTTTCATAATAGCTGTGTAGCCATCGTAGGAGCCACCGTCCTCAATGACGTAGGTCAAGCCGTAATCCTGTCCTACATGCAAATCAAAATCATATTCCTTCATATACGCACCTCCTTATTACCAGAACGACATAATAGTTATACCAGCACGGCCCCATCCGCCTTTACGTGCTGATAATTTACCATAATAGAAATAGCCTTTTTCAGTTATGCCCAAGCCATAAATTTCAGCAGGTTTATTTTTAGCACCAGGACCTTCGCTAGTCGTAACTCTAAATACTGGAGGTGGATTATCAACTATACCTGAATACTGGACCACACCATATACAGGGCGTCCTTGATTAAATGATATAAATCTACCGTTGTTCTTAGCTACAATATCTTCATTTTTGCCAGTAGTATTTCCGTTAAGTAAATCCCCGCCGAAGCCGTTCATGCTCCAACGGTCCCTCATATTGAGTGTCATTTTAAACCGCTCTTGCGCAATCTGTTGGATTGCGTTGATTTCAGTTTGAGACATGTACGTACCGGAATACTCATACCAACCTTGTTCCATTGGATCAGATACCCAACGTAGGAAGATTAAAGTCTTATCCCATGAATATCCAGATGGTATCTCGATTTTGTCACCGCTAGTAACGTCGATTCGTTTTACGAAAGACGGCTTTAATTGTTGCCCTTCAGCGAATACGCTATTGGCATCAATTCGGGACCCCGTAATATTGGCGCCTTTAATATTACCCTGTGCATCTACCTTAAATGTTCCTGATTCATTTTGGATTTCAGTACCAATTAACTTACCACCTCGAAGTGTGCCACCGATATATGCAGATAAAGCAGATAAACTATCCACTTTCAATTTATCAGCAGTTATTGAATTGGCTTGCAACATCTTATTCGTGATGATATTTCCATCTATGAGAGTATCGCCAGTAATATGAATTAATTTACCATCAATCTTAACGCCACCTTCATAAAGGTTTATTCTTGATAGAATAGCATTCCCATCTAATGCTTTAAGACCTTTTGTAACTTTAAGTTCGATGCCGTTATCGAGTTGCGTAAAACGGCTTTCCACATCAGCAGCAAGGTTTTGAACTTTAGTACTATATTCATTTGATATTTTATTGAACTCCGAACTCAACTCGTTAACACGTTTATCGAACTCGGCTAGCCCTAGTGCCTCTCGGTCTAACATTTCCTTAGGAATGGTAGCCTTAATTGTCACCATTTGCTCATCGAGTTTGCCCTCTCCAAACACATCGACGAACGCACACCGGAATGTGTAAACCCCTGGTTCATTGGAATACGTAAGCATAGTGCTTGTTGTTTCCAAATCATCCGTCCTGGTATCGCCTACGACGTGGCATCGAATAGCATAGGCTTGCGCTGGCTTCGCAGAGAAATATAAATTAATGCCATTAATTGTACTCTTGGCCACGACTTCCGGCTTGTCGAGTTGCGGTAAATTATAGTCATATCGAGCCGGTGTTGAGTACTTACCTAGTGTACTCTTAGCAAATAGGTACACTGTATCTGCACGTTTGGTTAACGTGAGCGTTGCGGTAGTACCTTTCACTCTAGCAAGTAAAGCTGTCGAGTCATTGCTGGGATTGTTGTCAGTACGAAGTTCGTAATAATCTACATCCGCATTAAGTACTTCGTCCCATTTCGCTTTCGCCTCGCGGTCGAATGAAATAGTGAAGTTCTTAGGCATATCAGGGATAGCGTCCATAGGTTTGACTTCGACATCAACCATTTGAGCAGTTTCCGCCCGGTTGCCAAATCGGTCAACGGATACAGCTTTAATTCGATACGTCTCACCTGGCCCCAATGCCTTAATGATCACTTGGCTAGTGCTACTACCAGCATATTGCCAATCTTGGCCAGTTATAGGCTTTCCGCTTTTTGCGGTTAGCATATACCAAACTTCAGCTACATCGAAGTTAGCCGGATTACTAGGCGGGTCAAATAGCACTTGCAAATCATAGTACACACTCTTATCTGCAGTCTGATTGTATCGACTGAGTACGTGCAAATTTTGCACATCCTCCGGTGCTTGCATCTTAGGTATATTAATTTCTTTAGTAACACCTGTAGTAAGCTGTCCTAAATCATTAATAGCCTGTACACGCACCTCGTAATTAGCACCTAACAATATATCTGTAATCGTAGTGCCATTTGCTGAAGAAGGGAAATTCCCAACATATGTCCAGGTATCGCTTTTCGTATTCCTGTAATTCACGACTACGTTTGTCACTTTGCCGTCTCTAGGTAATTGCCATGATACGGCTATACGAGAATACATAATACCGTTTGCGCCATACACGTCGCTCACAAGTCCGATATCTTGGATGTCAGAGGCGCTGTGATTAGCGTAATTGATAGTTGGAATATGTCCATCATCTGCAGCATACAATTCAGGGTAGTATTCCATACATTGGATTTTGCGAGTCATTTCAGAGTGGCCTTCAGTAATGGCAAGAACTCTAAACGGCTTGGCCGCTTTTGATATCTCGCCGAACGCATATATACAGTCCTTTTGCACTGGTATTGTCTCTTGTACAATAACATTCAATCCAGATACATTAACGACGTTATATGTTGATACCGCATCAGTTGTATTGTTACGCACTAATAACTGGTACTGCTTTCCGGGCTGTGTTGAGACTTCCTTGTCAAGAGTAATCGTCTGTCCATTAACGGCAACCACTCGGCCACCTTCACCCCATTCAGGGACATCGTGCTGAACCAGGATGATGTCGCCCACCGTGCAAGCGATCGCATCTGTGAAAGCCTCAAACGTAACAGTACGAATTTCGTACTTATTACATCTAAGATAATGCTTACCGTGTCGATAGGCTTGCCCTAGGCTGGTACAGCCCATGAGTTCGATTTGAGCCGGATTAGTAAGTGAGTTAGATTCATCGTATGTATCACCGTACACCGGAATCACATCACGTTCATAATCCTTGTCTTTGTTAATAAAAGATAGTTCAATCGAATTAGCCCTGGCCTCTACGCCCTGGAATCCTTCGGTAAAACTACCATATTTGATGTTGGCCACTGTAAATAGCTGCACCGGTAAGGATTGATAATCACTCACGCAGGTAAACCGTGTTCCTGCAGGAATGACTTTACCTCGTCCTACTGCTTCAGGATATTTAAGCGCATCCCATAAACGAGTAGCTGTATCAAAGATATAGTTAAACGTGAATTTATTTAGCGTACACTTTTCGGCCCAAGCGTTAAATGCGTCATAATCGATACGTCCATAGGGTTGACCGAATACTACATATTCACCGCCAATTTTACGGCAGATATGCAAGAGGTCATAGGCTGCCCATGCTGGATTGTCAGCTGGTTTTTCTTCATACTGGTTAGTGTATGGGTTAAATACCCAAACTTTGCTACGCTCCTGAATCCATGATACATCTGGATCAGAACCGCTGAGTTGAGATGTGGCCAAAGCTTTAATTCCTATGAGTGCTTTTCCGGGATGCACAAAATCGTCGTATATGATTTGGGTAAGCTGGGTCCAGTACACCTTGTTAACATGGCGTAGGCTTGTACCGTCCTTACCGGAGCACCGCATCCGTACTTCGTACTTTGCTTTGTCGAGGTTATCAAACCTGAACACACGATAAAATGCGGAATTCGTAGCTTCCCTTATATACCCTGTGTAATTCGAATTAGCGATATTCTTATTATCTCTATCAACAAAAAACCACCGTTTGGGTTCCTTCTTAATATGGCCAGATAGGCCTTTATTATTGGATAAAGGCAAGCTTTGCCATTCTTGCGTTCCTATTTTGCGAATTTCAGCATCTACGGTGACGGAGGTTTTGTCCATACCGCCGCTGTCGTTAGAGTAATACAACCCGTTAGGGAATCCGATTGTTAGCTCAATGGCATCGCAAGCGTCGCCCTGTACTTGCTGTACACTCCACTCGTTTTTGAGTTCATAATTTAAACCCTGGTCAGCGAAGTTATCGTTAAAGTTAGGAATTACAGTTTGATCATTTGTACCGAGTCTGATATCAACTTGTACATCTTTGTAATTGGAGATTGGGTTAGAGTTAATGCGGATATCCTCAATCTTAGATAGCTCGCCCTCTCCTGCGCAATATAGCAAGTTGAGGTACTGCTTCTCACCGTCACTAATTACGTGACGAGATAATAACATGCCTGCTGATTTCATGCGACCGTATGTTACGGCAAGTGGATACCCTTGCCCGGTTACAGTTTTAGTGCCTCCCCATCCATAAGTAGTCGACTGCTCAGAATTCGAGCGGTCTACTTTAGGCGCTGTTAATTTAGATATAACAGCGTTACCAATCATGCCAATAGCCATTGATAGGACTGTTCGCCAGATTAGACTTTGGATGCCAAAAATAGCACCAGAAGCAATGCCTCCTGTAAACACAGCCATCCCAATTGATAGTAATACACCGAAGAATTTACCTTCGATTTTAGGCATAACTACGATATAGTCATCGTCGTTAACAGGAGTATCAGTAGTTACCTCGTGTCCATTAATGGAGTACACCCATTCACCTGGCGCCTTATGATAATGGCTTACCGGTTTACCTTTCTTAAAAGGCATATATTGAGTTTCGTGTTGTTCCGGTTTAAACGGATTCTTAACGATGATTACATTAACCATTCGTATCTCCTTTCCACTTGTATATATGCCTTAATCGAGGCACGTATTTGGCGATATGTTCAATACACACCCCTGATTTTTGCGTTGCATGAATAAAATTTCCGCCCCCTATATAAACCCCTACATGATCGAGTTCAGAGCCGTAGAGCGCAAATACGAGAACGTTCATTTCACCAGGCTCTCGAATTTCTTGCCAATCGCCCATTTTTACATCTGTGTAATTGGGTAATTCGATTCCGGAGCGCCTGTATACCTCGATTACTAAGTCCCAACATTTCATCTGTTCAAAAGGCGTACCTAGTAAATCAGTAAAATCATTTGTTGGACGCATACAAACCTCCCTGCGGGATTGTAGGTTCTCCGCCGAACCTGGTGCTATTGCCAAGTTCTCGGCATCGTGCTAGCGTCTTATTACATTCGCCAGCATCGCCTTTATACCCGCACTGAATACCTTTAAATTTGAACGGACAGAAATCCTTCATTACACGGATTAAAGGAAACCGTCGGTTAAAGCTAAAGTCTGTTCCGAGTGTAAACTCCATCCATTCGGCATTAGCCTGCGCGCCTGTTATCACAAAATGTTCCTCTAATTCGCACACATCTGGGATTGATGTATTTACAATGCGAATGATTACATCTGCGCCAGTGAACCCTTTGTTGGTCTCGGCCATACGTTGGATAGTACGAGTCACGTTAGATACAGATAATTTCACGTTTGGCAAGTCTGTTTGATTCTTATTAACGTCTGCTAAATGGAAAGGAAAGGCTATATATGTATTCCCCTTAAATTGGATGTTCTCCGTATTATTGACGAGTCGAACCGTTTCATTGTTGTAAGTAATATCTAACAACATGAGCCACACGCCGGTAGCACTGATTTGGTTTTTCTCAATCATTGATGCGGTTGATAATGGTAACATATCAAACCTCCTGCAATTTAACAGTTCCCGTCCACACTCCGTAGTCGTTTGCAGCAAAATCTAATTGATCAGCAAATCTCACTTGAAGTGTTTCACGAGTTTCGGGATGCATCCAATCGAAAATACCGGAGCAGTTAACCTCGTCGAAGAATGCACGTAACCGATAATACTCAGTAGTTGGCAACTTGTACCCTACAGAATATGTTCGCTTGGTTTTAGTTGTTTTCTTACGAGTGATTAACGTCATATTCTCAACTTGGCCTTTGTAAGTCACGTCCGGTGTAGTTTCCTGGATTGGATATATCGGATATCTTATATCTGGAAATGTAGCCATAATTAAGTTGCGGCCGCCCTTATGGCGTCACGCACACCTCCTTTATTTGTATTAGCAGCACGTACCATTACATCGATAATGTAATTCTCACCATCGAACCTGGAGTTCTGTTGCTTACTTTCAAGTTCTTGCCCCGATTGATTAACGATATTAACCACTACATTATTACTTGCAGCTCCGCCACCTACTAAACGGCGGGTTTCGCTTGCGGTGTAAATGCGGTGTGATCCAGAGGACTGTAATAGTTCCGGTCCGTTTTCACCAACCAACATAAGCCCGGGGTTCGTTTTTCCTCCGGCAGCGAATCGATTTCCTGTAAATGCAGAACTAAACGAACCACCACCAGCAAAGGACGATGTTCCTTTTGCAGCACCTAATGAACCGATACCGCCTACTGCTCTGCCAAATAGATCTTGCAACTTAGGCATGATATATTGCTGGAACGTTAACTGAATCATCATCTTAATAATGGCGTTTGTCATATCCTTGAATATGTCCTTAATGCCTTTACTGAATGACTTCGTTCCTGTTGCCATAGCCTCGAGATTATTTGTCCATGCTGAATTGATAGAGCTCATCGTACTATCAAAAGTAGACTTCGCTAAGTCTGCATAATTGGTAGTCTCTTGCTTATATTGGCGTGCAGCTTCTTGTAGGCTTGTTTTAAGACTACGACCTGCAAGTTCCCATAGCTTCTGTTGAGACTCTAATAGGTTCTTTTCAATCTGCAGTCTTTGAGTAGCCGTTAACTGGGCCTCATTCACTTCACTCCGTGCATAGTCAATATAGGTCTTTAGCTCTTCAGCAAGTAGTGCATCTGCATCGCTACGAGATAATCGACCAAGCGTAACCATATTAGTTAAGTGGTCAACAGTTTCACTCGTTTGAGTGTATGCTAACTCTCTGATTTTCTGCTCAGTATCAGATGCCAATTTTAGGCGCTCTGCCTGAGCCTTCTTTTCAGCGAGTTCCTTATCACCTACAGCCTTTGTATACTCACGGACGTTATCATCAATCTGCGCCTTTTGTGCTTCGGCTTCAGCTTTGAGTAATTGCAAGCGGTCGCCCGTGCGTTCAAGATCGAGTTTCTTAATATCCTCGTTCATCTTGCGAACGCGGATAGTCTGATTTCGTTGTGCTTCAGCTAATCGCTTTTGGTACAGCTCTTCGTTTTTAGCACGAACAGAAGCAGTTAGGTCAGACTCAGCTAATCTCTTAGCATTTTCTGCACTGCCGACAGAATCAGCAGTGGCGCTTGATGTAGCACCTGCATACTTAGCTGTATCGATATACCCGGTGATTTGTCCGAAATCGGCGGTAACAGATGGCTTAGCGACCACTCCGTTTGTATTAGCACCAGTATAGCCTCCGTTCCCGTCACTAATAACTATATGGTTATCTCCTAGCACTACGACACCATCACCAGCTTTAGGAATATATCCATCACCTTCTGGGTGCCAAGCCCCTACAGCAGCCGCCGCTTCCCATAGCTTATCGACTCGACGAGGTACGTCCGCCCCGAGTGACTGTTTAACTGCATCAGAGAATAGCTTTCCGCAATCTGTTGCCCAGGTACCATCTGCTCCTAGCTTGTATGCCTTGCCTAATTGCTCATTAGCTGCTTCTAATACGCCCGCAGCTTGTCCTGTAGCACTGCTATTCGCCGCCGAAACAGAGCGGATAATATCACGAATATTTTTTTCGTTTGACTCATACTGGTTCTTGGCCGTTAACTTATCGATTTCGTATTGACTGCCGTCAATTTGTAAGCTCTGCAAAGTAAGAGACCGATACAACTCAGACATACGCTCTACAGCGCTTGCCAACTTCTCGGCCGCTTGTTGAGCTTTCTTAGCAGCCTGCTCTTGAGCTTTGGCCGCTTTTGCAGCTTCCTCATTCGCTTTATTAATGGCTTCGGTGTTCGTTAGTCCGCCATTAGCAATGTCCTCTTTCGCTTTTGCAAGTTCTTCATCGAGTTTCGCTTTCGCAGCATCCGCCTCTTCTTTTTGCTTTAAAGCCGCATCGATTCTAGCGCCTTCCTCTTTAGTCGCTAAGCGGTCATTCTTTACAAGCCCCAACCACGCACTATCCTCAATCCAATATCGGGTATCATGTGATTCCCTAAACTTATCAGACAGGCCTGTTGTTGAGTTCGTATTCTTGTGAATACGCTTCCCATCAACATCTACACCCATATAAGAGCCAGATGTTTTTTCATTGTATCGAAAATCAAGCAATGCTTTCCCAGCAAGCCCTATTACTGTAGCTAAAGTTACCCAAGGGCCCGCAGCGGCAAGTGTGGCTAGTCGCATAAATCCGAGTGCACTGGTTAGTGATCTCATGACTATGATTACAGCTCCGGCTTCTGCACCGAATTTGACAATTCCGCCGATAGCTTCTTTCTGCTCGGCAGTCATTGACTCGAATTCTTTAGCAACGTCTAATACGCCTTTTGCATAGTCATTAAACACGGGAACCAACTCATGGCCGATGGATACTGCAAGCCTTTTCCCTGTATTTTCTAAATCTTTCAATTCCCGATTTAGCTTTGCAGATTTAGCTGCAGTCTCATCGTCGATGATAAGCCCCATTGCTTTGGCACGTTCAGCCACTTTGTCCATCTGTTCAGCAGACATATTAAGCATGGCGTGCATTTGGTAGCCAGTACGTCCAAAGAGTTCCATTTCGACACGAGTCTTTTCAGCCCCGTCCTTCATCCCTCTTAGACGTTCCTGTATCATCTTAAACACTTCAACGGTATTCTTACCTTGAATCTGTTCAAGCGTATAGCCTAATTTACTAAATATATCAGTACCGAGCTTTCCCTCTGCCCGAGCGACTTCCATTTTCTCTTTGGCCGCTCCGACGTTCTTGGAGAACTTAGCAAATGCACCAGCGCTATCTTCCATAGCTATGCCCATATAATTAGCCACTGCTAATAATTCGCTGGTTTCTTTTGCTGTTGCACCGGTAATGCCTGATAACTTCTTAACGGCTACGTCCCATTGAATAGCCTCCTTGGCCAATTTAGCACCGATACCTACAACACCGACACCAGCACCTATCGCCATGAGGTCATTCTTCATTTTGCCAAGGGCGGATTTGGCGCCTTCAGCACTAGCTGTAATTTTCTTGAGTCCAGCTTCCGTATTCTTATCTGTCAGCTGAACGACAATATCAATTAAATTATTGGCCATTCTTGTGCGCCACCTCCAACTCTTTAGCTTCCAAGATTACAAGCAAATCAATAAGGTGCGGAAGTGGCTCAATGCCGTAAGCCTTCGCCACTTCTAATACCGCTGGCATATCGAATCCTGCAATACCGCCTGAATGCCATCGTCGTTGCATTCGGCTTGCGTTATATACTCGCATCGCTTGTCGTGTACCATCTAATTGATGCGGGGAATTAAACTCACACTCCGAGCAGTCAAAATTCTGTTTAGTCTCACGCTGCATCTTGATACAGTCCGAGCAGTATTTCGGTTTGTCGGAGTTGAGCCAACTCCACGCATCAATTAGTTTTTTTCGATTTCAGCCTTTTTTTCGTGCGTAAAACGCATAGTGTCAAGCGCAATTTCCATAAGATCATTGTCTGGAGCTGCGTTGATTTCATCTTCAGTCAAGCCGTAGATGTGCTGCATAATCCATTGTGCTAGTTCACGAGAACGTAGTAGGCGATCTGTATCCGGTGCTTCTTCCGGAACTGGGGTATACAATGGGTCTAAACCAGATTTAATTAATTCACCACGTTCGGCAAACGTCAAACCTCTTAATGTAATGTCTTCAAATGCCATGTTGGCACCTCCTAATATTGTTCTTGATTATTAACTAATGTAATGATGGCAGCGGAACGACCAGCATCTGCGCGATAGTACGCCTTGAATGGTAATTCAATATTGACGCCACGAGGACCGTCGATGCCTGGAGATTGTCGTTCGTACACAAGTTCAGGCAACTTAAATGTAAGTGACCAGTCGTCTTGTTCGAGTCGTAATTCCAAGCTGGACTCTGTGCCATTAACGGCTTTGTTTAGTAGGTCTTTGTTTTGGAAGAACGCTTTAATCGTGCCAGAAATAGCCACAATTCCTGGGTCAATGTATGTTCTAAAACCTTTACCACCGATAGCATAAGAATCACCATCCAAGCCAAAGTCAAAGTTAATATCGCAACTCAAAATATTGGCCACGGTAACGCCGCCTTCTTTGATAGTCGCGTTTAGATTTTGGAACGGTAAGAAATTAACCGCTTTTGCTGCAGCGTCGAATGTAGTAGCTGCCAAAGTTTCCTTGCAACCCATCACATCAACGGATGCGGTCAATTCAGCGTCACCACCGAATTTAAAGCCTAATTTACTAATTCGCACACCTGCGAATTGTTGGAATACATTAACATCTGGATAGCCCTGTTCAATGGTTAATGACGGCATCGTATTGCCGATTTTAAATACGTGCTCGGACTTCTTATTTGGCGCTTGGCCAGTTGTATTAGAAGTCGGTTGACCAAATGCAGCTTTTAGCCAATATCCGATGTCGATTACACCAACAGGTACGGTCAAACTACCGGACGTGTCGATATTGCCACGGAATGGCGCTGCAGGATTACGATCACCACGAATTACGGTGGAGTCGTTTAGGTTTTGGCTAGCTTTTACAGAACTAGAAATAATCGGAGTGATTACGCCACCTGTAGATGGTGTTGTACCAAAGTCCGATTCAAACGCAATCGCCACATGGGACTGAGAGCCCTGTGCACGTTTAGCTGTTGCCATATGCATTTCCTCCTTTAATATTCAATATTCCCGCCGATTACATGCGGGATTTCTATAGTAGCTGTTAAACGTCCAGTGAACACCGGACGCCAATTCATGCTATCAAGTTCATAGTCAATGTCGATTACTGGGAACGCCGGATTCACCTTACAAATGCATTGAATAATTAACTGCCCGAGGTTATCCGATTCTAGCGTTCCATCATACCGAATAATATTCTTAATCCGAGTTGCACCTTTATGGACGATACCCCATACAATCATTAACGAATATGTGTAAGTATCTGCGAGCCCTTCGCTTTTACTACTTGGTAGTAATATGATGCAAGGGCAATCATCCTCAAGCGGAGCATCGACATCGTCGTAGCCGACATACAATTGCGCCGGCTTTCCATATTTGTCATTGCAAAATTTAGTCAACGCCTCGTCGTTCGCTAGAGCCTCAGCCCATCGATTGACAATGCGTGACAGTGGAATTGTTTGTTGCATCAAATCACCTTACCTTACCTTGTAGTTACGTCGAGATGCTGATTGTGCAGCTGGGCCATAAATGGCATAGTCGCCTATCTTACCCTCAATATAAGGTTTAAGCTTAGGCTGTAATGCAGCTTTCATAGGACCATACGTATGACGTGGCTGAATTTTGAACATTGATTTGCCCTTTGGCAATGGTACTCCTGCCGCAAATAACTTACGCCGCATAGGCTCTGTAATTTGCTTAGTGTACCCTTCTTCGATTCGTTCGCCTAACCGTTTAGCCGAATTAGATAACCACCCAACTCGGACGGATTGTTTGTCCTTGTCGTATTGGTATCCTACTGCATTCGACAACTTACCTAAAGGACTGTATCCGATTGTTCTGGCGCTAATGCCCATATCGAGTAAGGCATTTCGCGATTTCGAGCCCCAGGCCTCTCGTTCAGCCCGTCCGCCACTTTGGTATACTTTGCGAAGTTTCGCACCGAATGCTGACTCAAATGCAGCACGTCGTGCGGGTGCCATGAAGTTAGGATACTTATGTCCACCTGGTGCACCTGACCTGATGCCTCCTTTAATTTCCTTTTGCATCATCCAACCTGTCGACTTCAATGCCTTACGCATCCAGTCGGGTTTAGTTTCTGCAATGAAATTTAGATACGGCGTGGCTGTGTCTGTAATCGTAATAGGTTCATTACTCATTACGGTCTCACCGCCCTCACGTTATGGACGATTTCAAGGCAATACATCGTACCGTCGAAGTTGGAAATGTGATCAACGTACCATTTCTCGCCATTGATATACACTTCATCTTTTGGTCGAGGTTCTGGAACATCCTTAGCACGCACCCAAATCTGAGCTTTATCGGCTAATGCTTTGTCGACGAATCCGGAACCCTTACCGTCATATTCACCGATTTCTACGCTCGACTTTATGGACTGACCTTTGTAAGTAATCTTTTCGCCGAATACAGATAGTAACGCTTTATCATCATATTTCAGCATTAGTTTTACCTCATAAAAAGCAAAGCGCCCAAAAAGGGCGCTTTGTAATTATTTACGCAGTAGGTTGTAACAACATTACTGTCACAGTTTCCTGTGTTGCAGTTTTAGGTTCTACGGCCATACCGAGAACTTTACCACCAGTTTTTACTGCTTTGTCTGTTAAGAATTGAACTAAATCACCAACAGCGTAAGTATCAGCTTTGTTAGCAGCTACTTTAAATACGCCTGTTACTTTTACAGCACCGACTTCGCCTTTAGCAATATCAGTAAGCGCAACGCCGTGGAGTTTACCAACTTCTACAATATCGCCTACTTTAACTGCAGCAGTCGCTGTGAAGTTGATACGATCGGTTTCCATTACGAATTGTGTCATCATATAATATACCCCCTAATTATTTACCAGCATTCTTATATAGACCACGGAAGTCAATAGTGTCAACACCAACATCAAATGCCACTTTGTATTCAATACCGTCTACGTCGAAACCTTGACGTGTTTCAAGACGTGGATTTTCAACGCCATTCAAGTACGTTACTTCAATAGTATCGTGTTGAGCCGCATCCGCTACTAGGTACCATGCAGTAGGGTCTGTCAATTCAGCATCAGACACTACAACAAAGCGGCCTTTATAAGGATTTACTACGCCGGAGTTTGTACCATCTACTGCTGCAGTAGAGTTAACGATTTGATATGCTGTTACTTCTAATTCAGGTGGCACTACCAAGTATTTAGGTGTGATGTTCAAATTAGCTTCATCGGTAATACCTTTCTGACGACGCATAGCAGTAATTGCTTTCGCCAAAGATGTAACGGATAACGCCTCTGCTGTTTTCGCTACGTTTCCGTGTTTATCGTCAAATAAGGCTACGTTATCTTGCATTTTAACTGTACCAGTTAATTGAGCATACACCATTTTGTTTACCAAGCGTTTTGCAGCGGAACCATATTTAGTAGCAAGTTTGGAGAATAAACCCAAGTCATCATTAATAATAGCTTGGCGAGTCAAACTGAAGATTTTGCCATATGTAGCTACTTTAGTACGAGCGGATGCCTCGCCGAATACATCTTGCGGGAATTGACCGCCTTCTGGTACTAATTCGAGGTTGCCTGCTTCAGACAATGCGTAACGTGCTGCTTCTTTGAAGTCACGGTTAGAGCCTTTGCCGGTCCAGATTTGGAAGGTAGTTTCAGCTTCGTTAAAACCATTCATCACAGATTTATTGGCCAAATTAGACATGATAGCAGGGAATGTAGATGTGGAATTAATAGCCGCACGTGCCATTTCCATGTTATCGCCGAAGTTGGCTTTAGTATCGCATTCACGACGTAAGGACTCGCGGGCTAACTCAATCATGGAGTAGCCCCGCAATTCATTAGCACCTGGTGCCGGTGCTGCTACAGGTAAGCCCGCTGCCATTAATACAGCGTCTTGCGCTGCTGCACGGAATTTGTCGCTTTCTGCTTCACCAATTGTTACAGACACACCCTTATTACGTGCGCGCAATTGATCCATTACCATCGCACGAGCTTCGTCAACAGATACGCCCATTACGATTGCTTCGTCTGCACCTTCTACATCAAAATCACGGAACAATGCAGTAATTTCGGAAGTACGTTTACGTTCTTGCTCCATTGCTTTAGCAAGGTCCGCTTGTGTGACACCAGTTTCAACCGGTTCTGTAGATTTCACGTCTTCAGTTTTTAAAATTTCTTTTTCATCCATACTTTTCCCGTCCTCCTGTGTGTTAATATTTGTATGAATTTCTTCAGCACTACGTCCTACGCCCACCGTTGGGTCTGCAGGAACAGATACAATACTGATTTCTAAAGGTTCCCAATCAGTTACTACATACGTATCAGGGCCTTTGAATCGACCATTACTGGATACGGAGTCTTTATCGTCGAGCACTTCATAACGCTTGATCGAGTACCCAACACTTACACCTTGTAGTGTTCCGGATTGTACCTTTTGGAATATTGTTTCGGATTGTTCATCCTCATCAAAACGCACTAGCGCTTTTCCTCGATTATCCTCAATCCAAACCTTTTCAATGTGCCCCACGACCGCATCACGATCATGGTTAAACAAAACTGTACCTAAACCATTATTAAAGCGCTCAAGGTTGATGCACTCTTCATCATGGCAAAGGATTTCATCGCCGAACCAACGACCATATGGCGTTTCGGAAGAGAAAGACAATCCTACTGTCCGACTATCGGTATCGACATTGTCAATAGTAGATTCACGGCAATAATTACCAAGAATGCTACGCTTTTGATGTTCACTCATTACTAGCCATCAGCTCCTTCCTGTGTAGTGTCATCATCGCCCATCGTTAGCGGTTGCAACTCACTGGAATAATCTAGTAACACCCCGAGCTCCTTAGCTCTATCTTGTTCGAGTTTCCTTTGTTCAAGAACTTCTTCCCAATCTCGTCCAGACGATGCACACACATCTTCTAATGTTGTAAGACCGGATTTGATAGCTTCTTTATTAGCGTTAACTTCCTTAACTGGGTCAATCCAAGACCACCCTGGAGCAAGCCAAGCTGCCTCTTGGTATTTGTCCTTGTTCGCTAAGTAGTCAGAAGGTAATTCGCCCGCTAAGTAAAGTGCGTCAATAAAAGCTTTCCAAATCGGGATACAGAAGTGTGTGATTACAAATTTCTGTACTTGACGGAACGTCTTTTGGTCCTCTAACAAGTTTTGCCTTGCAGCTGAAAAATTCCCAGATATATTACGCGCTACGATGTCAGCGCTCATACCAAGACCGGACGCAATACGTCTAGTCTGAGTTGCCGAGTACTCGCTTGCAGTTCCTGCATTACGCTTAGGATCTGCAAACGCAATCGATTCACCAGGGCTGAGATGTCTAACCATGCCTGGCGCCATTGTGATATTGGGTCTACCTTTTTTATCTCGCGGTAATATCCCAGTTTGTCTTGCTGAATTTTGCGAGGTTACGAAAACGCTGAAACATGCTGCTACACGAGCTGCGATTAAATCCGCATCCATGTATTCATCGATGTCGTGAATTCTACGTAAGACTAACGCTAATAAACTTATGCCCCTGATTTGTGAAGGTCGTTTCGGTTTAAACAATAAAAACGCCTGGTCAGTGGTTAACCGAACCGTGTCAAACGAACGCAAGCCCATTGGGTCAGTTTGGCTCACGTGATAAGCTACAGGTCTACCGTGTTCCGTAACTTCAACCCCGTTGATGATGTTATTCTTGCCATTTGTGATACTTACCGCACCAATATTTTCGGCTTCTATCAGCTGAATAGATAATGGTAGGTACTGGCCTTGTGAAGTTTTATTGACTAAAATCTCACCATCATACACCATCCGTCTTAGCGCCATTTCCTGCAGTTCGTAGAAATTGGAAATGCCCCTAATGTCGGCGTTTTCAGGTTCCGCCCATTTGGCCCAAGCTTTCTCGATTTTCTTGTTAAGTTCGTTATTTAATTTACCATTGCGATTTCGCACCTTTGCTTGAGGGACAATCCCTGCGCCGATTACATTTCGTAACAGCGCAATAACAGCCGACTCAGCTAAGTCGCTGTTCATTTCTGCCGCTCTTGCACGTCCACGGATAATATCACGTGAGCCTGTTGCGAGTTGCTCGGCTGTACCATACGCAGGTTGCCAATCGCTACTTAACCTATCCATAGATGCCGCATCATATTGACGCAATGCGTCACGATAGGCTTGACGCACATAAGCACGTCGTGGACTTACCCAGCCTATTACTTTGTCAATAATATTCATCGCCCACCCCATGTTACGAATGCATCTGCTTGATAACCATTTGACTCTTCATGTACGCGTTGCATTAGCGTTTGTTCACGCGCATATAGTACTGGTAAGTCAATTGTCTTGAACCGCTTACCGCCAATTTGTAATTCAGAGTATCCTTTAGTTTCGATATCTTCAATCACTTGACGGACCCGTTCAAGTTGTTCATTTACATCGCTCATGGTTCACCTCCTATCTAAACCAATGCCCAGTATTGCCTATGCCTCCGCCGTAATCTTCGTAGGTTTCAACCTCTTCGGCTTCCTCATAGTCAGCTGGTTCAACTAAATATTTAACACCTGCAATATCTGCTACCGCAGCATTGTAAGTGCAAGTATCGAGTAAATGATTGACAGGATGACTAGTAAGCGGTTTCCATTGCACCGTTACGGCCCCTGTTTTCACATTTCTTATTTCCTGCTTTTCTTCTGACCGTAAATGATCAGAGTATTCTTGCGGACATTCTTTATACAAATGAATTGTTCCTACTTCGTCTGCAGGCCTAATCATTCGCGCAAATATAAAGTCTTTCCAGTAATCAGTATTTAATACATACAACTTCAATCCACCAACTACACCTTTTTCTAATGATGTCATTGTATATGGCGCCGCCATAGTTGTATGATTGGAGGAACCTTTAAGAGGTATGCATACTTCTGGAAACCTAGAACAGAATTGATATACTTCATCCGTTCTAAAGCCCGAGTCGATACCTGCTTTCATCACCTGCCGAGGTTCACCATACTCTGATGGATATTCTCTGTTAATAATGATTTCCTCTAAATCATCCCAAGTGCTTGCCTGCCCGTAATCAATTAGATAAGACTTAACACCTGGAGCATACGCCCTTACCTCCCACCAGAAGTGGTCGAGCTGTACGTCAACTGAAGCGATAAGCAATATGGCCTTATCAGGCACAACGCCACACGGATAATTGGATTGCGTAAATTCCATATTTTGCGTACTTTTCGTTTTAGCACTACGCCACGGCTCCGCTAACCAAGAGTTGATGAAGTTCATTAATGTAGCTGGCGTGCCTTTGGAGTTCTTAAACTCATAAGCAACGTCTCCAAATGTGACCCACGGCGAATATATCGACGATAAGTGATACGATACCGAGCGGACTTTACTTTGCGATTCGTTTACCGCTCTCCATTCACCACGTCTTAACATTTCCATTTTGTGCTTATCGTAAATACGTTCGCCGCAATGTTCACATTCGTAGTACGCTGTATCACGTATCATGTCCGCATTATCGTTGTGTTCTTCCGGCCATTTTATCTGTTTAAACTTGAGGACCTGCGACACCCCGCAATGCGGGCACGGCACGTAATATTGTCGGCGCTCATTTGCACTCATGAACGCCTGCCAAATATTACCCGACTCAACCGTAGGAGTAGACACCATCACGATTTTTTTATCGACAAACGTTTTAGTACGTTCTGTCGCCAGTTTAATTGGGTCTGCCTCCTTACCTGCAAAGGCGGGGTATTTGTCAATTTCATCAAAGAATAAATATTTGATTGAACGACTTGAAAGGCTACTTGGAGAGTTCGCTCCCACAAGTACCATGTAATTGCCATTGTTGAAATCTAACTCCAGCAATTTACTATTCTCATCGAACTTGTCACTAATTGATTTGACAGATTTAATCATAGGCTGCACACGCTTATCACTAGCGAACTTAGCGATGGTATCTGTTGGATACACCATCATGGTAGGGGAGGATGTTTGATCTAGTGCATACCCTATCATGTTAAGTTCTGTTTCTGTCTTACCTAACTGTGCGCCAAAGCAAAGGACTATCTTTTCAATGAGTGGATCAGTGAATCTATCCATAGGCTCTTTGAGATAAGGCGTTCGATTAGTACGCCACCTGCCAGGTTCTGCAGATACACTCGTTAGCACTCTGAAGTTATCCGCCCATTCCGAAACCGTATATCGTTCCGGGGGTTTGAACGCTTCAAGTTCTTCAGGGAACCAATCAACCTTTGGCCTTTTCTTTTCGACTGACTTTGATTTCCGGCGTGTATTCACCTTTACGCGCGTAGCTTTCGAGGTAGTCTTCGACAACGTCATTCACCACCTTTTCTACATTCGCCCGTGCCTCTGGATCCGTGAATTCACTTGCAATTCGTTTCGCCAATTTAATAAATGACGACTTCAATTCAAGTACTCGCCCCGACCACTCCTTAGCAACATCTGCACGAGATATGTATTCACCCTCTAATATTTCAAGAAGCTTTTTTTCACGCGCTGCTTTAGACTCTTTTAAGTCAGCTTCAGCAACTAACTTTCGAGTGGCCGCAGATTGGTCTTTTGCTTTATCCCCTTTTGCATGCCCGAGATATGCGAGCACTTCTCTAAGATTCCACCACCCTGTGGCAGCTTTCGGCATCCCTGCTTTATGATGTCGAGAAATAATTTCCGGAGTGACCCGCAAGAGGTCACAAAGCTGAGCACTTGATACGAGTAAATCACCTGCGGTATTGAATTTGACTCTCGGTTTTGCGTCGGCCATTGTCGACCTCCTTTCTGTCTCTTGACATTCAACTTTCAACAGTAAAATTTCCCCTACACAGAGACAACTATCGCGCGGGCCCGACCAGCGGCGGTTTTTACTCTGGGAAGTACCTTTTTAACTTTTATTCTCATTTAAAAACCACAATGAGAATATTGAGTTTATAGCCAATATTTATCATGACTAATTGTAATCATTAATACCAACTCATATTAATTACTCATAACTTATACACTATATAGCGATATACTTATCCACAATACAATATACGGTATTGTGGATAAGTAAAAGTTTGACATACCAAGAATATGTGGTATATTGAAGATGAACTTTTGATAAGGTCAGCTCATGGAGGACCACAAGTTTTCGCGAAACTTGTAAACACAAAGAAAACGCTCCGTCGTCATTTGTGCCCCTTGTGCTATCTGAGAAAAAAGCCGTAGTGTAAAAGCTACGGCTTTTTTCTTTTTTCATTATGATTTCATGAGCTCATTATGATATAATTTTATTTGTGCGGGGCCCCGCCATAAAATTTTTATGGAAGGAGGGCTGACCAATGAAAAATCAAAAGTTCAAAAAAGCTGTTGTTTTTCGAGCTTATCGCATTGATAAGAAAACAGGCAAAAAGATTTGGGCGCGTGACTACGGGTACAAAGCTTGGCCAATCCCAGTTTCGGAATTAAAACAGTAATTGCACAGCCTCCGCGGTAAACGCACAAGCATGAACTCGCGATTCATGCAAAAAGAGCCTTATGTAATATAGGGCTCTTTTTATTTCAAAACATCTTTATTCTGTTTATATTTACCACGTTCTTTATGTACCTTTGCTGTTTTAGTTTTGATTAAAGAATGAGATGGCGCATACGATTTACACATATGATCAATGTGAATTCCATTTGCTTTACACCAACCCTTAACATTGTTTAAGCATCTTCGCTTTTCACAATACACATCAGTCAATCGTATTCACCTCGCCTCCTTAAATTTGCATATAAAAAGACCACCTAACCGTAAAGATTAAGTGGTCTTTTCGTTTTAGTGTTCTAGGTTTCACTGTGTCGTTGAGAGATAGAGTATTTGTTGTCCCATTAACTCACACTATCATTATAAATTGTCAAGAAGGACATGTCTAGGACAGTTTTGGGACAATTTTATTAAGCTATTTTTGTATTCAGCCCAATAACACCCCAAAGCAATACGGATAATTCTTCAATCCCTCTAGCGATGTAGCGTTTGATGGTGCGCACATCTGGCTTTTCAGGGAATGATTCAGCGATTTCTTCTAGCGTCTCCCCATTAATATAATACCTGCGCATGCACTCACAATACTTAAATTGTTTTGTGTTGCACTTCTCAGCATAGATATCAAGCATATTGTTTACATGTCGCATCATCAGTGCGGTTTTCTCTTTACTTTTAACAATGGCATTCACTTTCACAATGCTTTTATCATCAAACATATCAATCAACAGTTCGTTGAGCCATATATCCTCGGCTTGTGTCGAATCCGAGATAGCATTGTCTACGTACGACTGCAGCTGACTGTAATGCTTCAATAACTTGATCGTGTTGTGTCGAAGTTTACGACCTAGTTGAGCGTTTTCTTTTTTGGCTAATTCATAGTAAGTTTTGGTTGCCACCTCTGTGGCCAACTTAGTGATTTTTTCAATATCATATTCATTCAAATATGTTTCCCCTTTTACAAGTTGTTTTATGTTTTAGTCCGAATTTGATTTTACCAGTGATAAACAACTAATATTTTAACTTTTAAAAAATACCAACCATATTGTTTTTCCTCTACGTTGCCCAATTACAGGCTCGCAAGGAAGCAAGGTTTTAATTTTAGAAAACGAGATTTGTTCCTCATTCCATTTGAATATCAGCGTCCCATTCTTCTTTAAAACTCTCCAGCATTCAGAGAGCCCTTTTTTAATGTCGTCTTTCCAAGTTGTATTTAGCCTTCCATATTTTAATTTAAGAAAGGATTTCTCTCCTGCCCTTATTAGATGAGGCGGATCAAATACTACTAGATAAAAACTTTCATCTTCAAAAGGAATGTCTCTAAAGTCTGCAATTATATCAGGTTTAACGATTAGCTTTCTACCATCACATAGCCTTGTATTTTCAGTTCGATTATCTATGTAAATAGCATCTTCATTTTCTTTGTTAAACCAAAACATTCTGCTACCACAGCATGTATCTAGTATTTTCATTAGTTATCTTTTATGCACACATTTTTAGTTTTGCAATAAACATCAACATATGTCTCATCACGGTCACCATTGTGTGTAACTTCTACATATTCATCAATACCAGTACCACTTACTAATGCTTTCCAGTTTTGTAATGTTTTACAAAACCATACAACATACATGAATTCTAATTCTTCAAATTCATGTCCCATTTCTAATAGCACTTTGCGAGCAGCTTCAATCGCTTTTACTTGTAAGTTACTCATTTATTTATCTCCTTAATTCTTAAAATTATAAAAATATACCCATATTCTCTGTAATGTGTAAGATTACATAGTCTTCATCATCCTGAATAATCTCATCGGCCATAGTTCCGATGAATTTTCTATTGTCGTTTTCTAATACTCCGGCCAACTGCAGGCCATCAAGAATGAACTTCTTAGCAAACGCTACATTGTCAGGATCATGTCTGGTTGAAGAATGCCATTCAAATAGTAGGTCTACTTTCCCATTAACCGGTTGTATCGACTGTGAAAGGCATTGTTCTTTAACCTGCTCAGTACATTTTTTCTTCATAGCTGCAGCTGCTATAGTAGAGCCCCTTTCACAGTCGATATACTCATTCAATGTTGGAAAGCGGTTGTGGTTTTTCTTTCTAAATCTAAACTGGCATCGTAATAGAATTTTCATCTGTGCGACGCTCCATTGAATATAGCCACCGCATATTCACCACGTAGGCGGTCATATACTCTTTGACTATAATTCTTTTCAGTCCAAGCATCGCTGTAATTCGTCGTAAGAATTATGGGTTTCATCCGGTTGTAGCGATCAATAATGATGCTTTCAACCTTAGACGGTACCCAATCAGACTTGGAATACTCCGCCCCAAAATCATCGAGCAATAGCAATGGGATATTTCTAAGTTTTTGCTCAAATCTTAGATAAGCTACATTGTCGCCTTTAGACAATGTAAGCATGGTATCTAATAAATTAGGCATAGAAATCATGAGGCACCCTTTGCCTAATGCCATAGCCTGTTTTAAGATACTCACCGCAATTGATGTTTTACCGGTACCAGCTGGGCCTCTTAATATGAGGCCCTTGCCAGAATCAAGATTAGCTTTCAGATTATCAGAGTACTTTTTAACTACGTCGTAAGCTTCAGCGTTCTCTTTTGGAAAGCTACCATATTTGCGTAACCAGTCAAAATCCATATCATAATACCTCTTAGGAATTCCAACTGCAGCGTAGGTGGTGTTAACATTAGTTTGAATGACTACTGGTTCATCGTAGACCGGGTAAAAAAACTCATTTTTTACCGTGGACTCTTTGATATTCCTTTTCCCAGTCGACGTCTTCGTCCTTTCTCGAATTTTTTCGAGACACGCCTCTAACATTGCTGTTACATTTGCTTGCTCCATTATCCTTTGCTGCCTCCTCCCTAATCTTATTATTTAGAACGGCTGTGATGTATGCGATACTAGCTTTCCCGACTTCGCTAGATTTACTAATAGCATTAATAACTTCATTTTCACCAAAGTCATTAACAAGACATTCTAGTTTTTCTTTTGTTACAGAAGAAATTTCACCTACATCATTCATATAAATTTTAAACACGTTTTTATATGGATCATGTTTTTTGGATTCATCATCAAACATGGATAAAATATCCTTATCTGATTTTTCATTTTCGCGCGCCTCATTATATGAATATGAATATATACTTTCCTTTCCTTTCCTTTCCTTTTGTTCGTTTTGTTCAACGACCGTTGAAGTCCGTTGAACGGTCGTTCGATTTTGTTCCTTTTTTCTTCTAGCTTCACCACTTTTAATGCCTGCGAGCCTACGTTGTTCCTGCTTTTTTTCAAATTTACTTCTTCGCTCTTCTTGTCTGCGGATTAAACTAGGAGACCAAAAATACTCGTCATCACACTCAAGCAATTCAAAATCATAAATTAACGAGTTTACGAACAAAAATGATTTATTTGAACAAAAGAAAGTGTGTTCGTTTTCGTTCAACGGTCGTTCGTTTTCGTTTAACGGTCGTTCATTTTCGTTCAAAATTCCTAGTTCTTTATCAAGAGCTATAAATGTGTATTTTTTAAAAGGCAGTCTGTAGTCCTCAGATGAAGCTAGTTTTTCAATTAATTTCCACCACCAGGCATATGAAATAACCCCAAACTCTGACTCCATTGCCACAATTTTAGGATCATTGCTCGCATTAACATCGTGGCTGAAGTAATATACATCCTTGGCCATTCATCATTCCTCATCTACAAATAAACTGTCCTGGGCTCGACGTCCCATAATAAACCTTACGCATTCATCGATTAAGTCTTGAACGGAGATAGCAAATGTAGAGTCTGCATATTCAACATTTAACCAGTCTGTTTTGAACTTAAATTCATTAGGAGTGTTCATATCAGATACAATGCCTTCAACGCAAACCTGACTAATAAGACCTTCAATGTCGACATACTTAAATTTGAATGTGTTTACCAAAAATGGAATTTTAAATTCTTCCAAGAATTCAAAGTTCTTCTTCACAATAGACTGCAGTTTACTAAATGCTTGCAGAAGTTCAGGACGTGGATCGTCCTTAGATTTTAGCGTGAATACATCCGTTAACCCTGTAGCAGATGGTTTTTGATACGCAATGCTGATATCGTTATCTGTGATTGCTATTGATTTAATAATCATAAGGGGCTCCTTTCTTGCTCTACGATTACTAATTTACCAGTAGCAGCTTGAACAGCTCGTTTGAATGTTTCTGCATCTGAGTTGCTATCTGATAAATGTAGTAGTCGTATATCTTGACACTTAGTTAGGTCCATAGATTTTAGAAATTTAATTACATTTTCTAGTGAAAAATGAGATTGGATTAACCGTTCCATTCGTTTTTCGTCTAAATAACCAGCATCTACTTGTTGGTTTAAGATTTCATAGGAATGGTTACATTCAACCATTATGTGATCAATATCCTTAAAGGTATACCTACAGTAATATGTATCAGTGATATATAATAGTTTTTCCTCTCCATCAGAAATCAAAAAGCCAACATTAGGAACGTCATGTTCTAGTTCAAAAGGCAAAATACTGAAATTGCCTATCGTAAATTGAACCTTAGGTGTAATATATATGGCTTTATGGTTCCCTGCTACATATAATGCGTCTGCAGTATCTTTTAACATGTATACACGATGTCCAAGCTTTAATAGATCATTTACGGCCTTACTATGGTCTCCGTGTTGATGTGTGAGTAACGTGCCACATAGGTGTAGAAAGTTAAAGCGACAATACCGTTGAATTTCTTTAAATGATAATCCTGCATCCAGTAGCAGTTCATCACCATTTATTGATGTTTTGATTCGGTAGCAGTTCCCTTTCGAGCTACTACCGAATGCTTGAATACTAATCACAATTAATCACCGAACATATTGACTACTTCGCCCGTTTCCGGATTAACGAACTCATTGGTAGGGGTAGGTTCAATATCGATTACTTCACTATTAGCGTTTTGATTAATAGTTTCAGCGACTATATCAGCTGTATCAATAACCTTTCCTTCCACATCAATGATTTCATCTGCAGTCTGTAACCCCATTGAAATTTCAGGGGCTGTAGTTCTAATTAACCATGCTGCAGCTCTATAGCGTAACATTTGATCAGACATAGTTTTCCACTTAGAGCCTTTTTTGTCGTACCAGCCTTCTTGCTTGGCTAATGCGATGGTTACTTCAGGACCTGCGATAATTTCATCTGATCCTTTCTCACGAGTATATGCAATAATACCTTGAGAGTCTGTTCCTTTTTCACCAGTGGGTTTGTATTTAATAGCTTCAAAACGTCCACATTGATTAAACGTTGCAATTAAAAATTTAGAGGACCAGCCAGGGTTACCATATACAATGTATAAATTCTGCATTACCATTAATGGGCTAGCATTCATTCGAGTTGCCATTTCTAATGCGATAATAGCATTTCCCATATTCTGCTCACCCTGGAATTGTTGAGGGACCAACGTGGAATGTGTAAACATTTTTGCTTGTCGTTGTAATAGTTCAAATCCTTCTGCAGATTGAAAGCCAGGTAAATTTGTATGTTGCTTTACAGCTACTTCATTTGCCATTATGTACCTCCTATGCCACGTTCTCGCATACAGCGTGAATGTCTAAGTTAGATAAAATATTATGAATTTCTAAGCGGCCCTTTTGAGTCCATTTAGTAGTGATTTTAGAGTCTAAGCGACCATCACTTCTGCAGAATGTAAAGGTTTCGGATTTAGTGAAGCCCTTCGACATATGCTGTTTGTAGAGAATCCATTGATCACCGACTTTACGTTGTAGACCCGCTTCGTGCAAAATCTTATTTAGCTCTTGAGCGCTCATGCCGTAGTCAGCGGCAATCTGTGTGATGGTTAAGCAAGATTTGCTTGAGAGGATTTTATCAACGTAATCCTTAACCGGCTTGAACTCAGCTATTTGCTGCTCTTGTTGAGCAACAATAGCCTTTGTTGCATTGTGCGATTCCACCTCGTTTGCGTATGCTCTAAGAGCTTCAGGTAGTGACTTTGGAATGTTTACGCTATAAGCGCCGGTCTTACGAATTTGAGGGATTACTTCAGATGTAACCCATCGTTTAAATTGCTTTGCTGTTGGTAATTTACTGGATAGTACCAGGGAATATAATCCACTTTCATTAATCAAAATAGTTTCTTTGTTTTGATTGCCATCAAATACCATTGTCTTTATTCTATCTTCTTCATCAGTATGTCGGTTTACATCTCGACTACCGTTTTGGTACCCGAGAGTATCAGCAACATCTTTTGCTACAAACCACAATTCATTATCTTTTTCTAAAATACGAATTTGACCAAATGCATCATTATTAAAAATTTGTAAGTCAGTCATACCTATACCTCCTTAACGACTAGTTGAGGTTCTGATTCATCAACAATCAATTTAATTGTTTGGCTATTAACAGGGATAAAGTCAGTAACAGCTTCAGCATTATCGATGAATACCGGAGCATTAACTTTGTAATAGCTAGTTAATGCATTGATAATGTCTAATCCGACATTAATTCTCGCAGCATTATTCATGCTACGGTATGGCACCCCTTTATAGGTTGTTTCGCAACATTCTTCAACGTTTCCATTTAGCATAACGTTGAACATTTTAAAACGAGCCAATTTAAACCTTGCGTTAATGCTTTCTTCCAACATGTTAACTTTGGCTTTTACGAACTCATCCATAAGATATGATGCCTCATCGAGTTTCATTTTTTCTTCGGATAATTCAGCCTGCTTTGCTTCGAGTTCAGATACACGAGCTTCAATTCGTTTAATTTCAGCAAACTTATTTAGCTCTTGTTCTAACTTCATACGTTCGGTTTTGTTGTCTGATATTTTAATCTCGAGTTCAGCAATTTCTTCAGAGTGATCAGAGTTATCGTCATCAATGGCCATCTGTAGCATGAGCTCCTCTGCTTTTAAATCAGCATATTCAGAGTCATCATTAAGTGCTGGTTCAGCCGTTAACTTTTCAATTTCTTCGGTTATGGTTTTCTTTTCGAGTTCTTTTGCTTTAATAAGAGCTTCTATTGTTTCCACAGGCTCTAAACTAGAATCTCGTTTTTTGATACCTTCAATATCCTGTTCCTTTAGCTTGATAGAGTGTTCAATCTCTTCTAGTCGTTTAGACTTCTTGAGATTATAATTCGCTTCTGCTTTAGCATAAGCATCTTGAATTTGCTCTGCAGGAAGTTTTTGTCCACATGTTGGGCAATGGTCATTAACGTCTGCAACAAATGTGTCTGCATTAATCTGACTTCGTTGAATAGTTAATTCACTAATCAGGCCTTGAATAAGATTGATGGTAGCTGCTGAGTCATCTATACGTCGCTTTGTATCCTCGAGCTTAGCTGTCAGGCAATTTATTTCAGATACAACAGCATCATATTCATTAGACTTCAGGGAACATTGTTTTTTATATTCCATCTGCAGTTCTGTTTTGCGAGCCATAATCTTACGTTGTACATTTTTTAATTTTGCTCGTTTATCAACGATAGAGTGACCATTCTGTAATAACGCCTTATCGTTTTCTAACTTTTCGATATCTGCATTTAAGGTATCGATGTTAATCCGTAACACTTCCGGATTAGCAGTAACTTCAGGCTTACCTCGTAGGGCCTCATCTATACGAACTGGCAACATATCCAATTCTTTATTAATAGCTGCCTTTTTAGATGCGACCACTTTTCGATGATCGTCAACGCTATGACCAGATAAGATATCTGTTAAAGCTTTTAATTCATCATGGTTTGCGATAACATCTTCGTCTGAGATGTCTCCGCACATTTCCAAGAGTAATTTGCGACGATTTTGCCAGGAATACGTTTCGTTAAAGTACAATGGATTTGTAATCAATTTGAAGATGTTTTCATCAACCAGAGAATTTACAATCTCTTTGTATTCTTTTTCTTTCTTAGGTACACCATCGACAAAATAGTCTGTCGTATGACCTGTGAGGGTAACTTCACCACCACGAGGGGATGAATACTTTTCACGATATACTCGCTGTAATTCAATCGTCCCTCCGTCATCTAATGTAAAGGTCCCAGTTACCTCATGATTGACTTTATGGATAGGTTCGCCACCATCCAATGTCTTAATTTCGAAATCAGCCCGATCTAGGCTGTCCTTACCAAAGAGGAGCCAGCACAGACCGTCAAATACAGTCGTTTTACCGGTAGCATTATCGCCACGGATTACAACATCACCTTTTAAATCTAAGGCAAAGGATTTCAATCCTTTAAAATTAAGTAATTCTAATTTTGTGAGTTTCATTTCGTTCTCCTATACAACAGTGGCATCCACATCGATGGTGTGTGGCTCAATCTTTAATTGATTAGCCCATTGCATGACCGTCGAATTAATCTGAGCATTCTTTTTAAGCTTTTCATTAGCAAAGAGCTTCGCCTGGACTAAGTCGAATATTTGACGACCTTTCTTCTTCCCCTTATTGGACAATTCTAGACATGCAACCGGTTTCATAGTATCGTCGGTAACTACCACTATTGCGGTAGTTCCTTTCATTACTCTATCTCGGTATGATCCAACGCAATTTTTTAGCCGTTTACCAGCAGTCATTAAATCTGCTGCAGTTCTTGGGACCATAAAATGCATCCCGTTCATGTCGGCTTGTAATTGAGGTTGAGCAGGTAATATTACATCGCCATACTCTTGCTTATTAAAGATGTTAATAACTTCATCATGAAAAGTCTTCAGCTTGACCCGCTTCTCCCACAACACATCACGGTATTTTGGTTCGAGCTTAACATACATATCTACGCAGTCCTCGACATCACGAATGTCCTCGCCTAGTAGCCATCGCAATATACTAGGTTCACCACAGCGTTTAATTAGTTTTTGCCACATATCCCTAGAGTGAGATGTATTTAGCTTCATCGCCTTACGAAAATCGTTAGCATTATGAAGTTTGCCTGTATATGGGCAAGCACTTTCATAGCTTCGTTGTAGTGTAAGAATAGTACGTCTACAATTTTCGTCGCTAAATAGATTAAGAACATCAGACATATATACGCTTAATGGATCATCAACCATACGCTTTCGCAAGGCTCTACTATTTGGGGCCTTATATGATTGTCTAAGCGCTTCTTGAAAATTCATACCTTTTCTTGTAGCCACCAATACATCGTCTTCAAACGGAATATTTGTATATCGATATAAGCAGTAAGCGTTGGTCCAACAAACATACTGTCTCATTAAGCTAACAATACTAGGCATATCCGGTGCCGATAATTTTAAAATCATATTAAGCAGCATTGTAAAATGATAACCATTTTCTTCAGTGGCGCTAGGTGACACATATATATCCTTAGCCCCATAGCCATATGTTTCTTTCAATCGTTTTTCAAACATGACTCTTAAAGCTTTAAATGTTTTATTTAAAAACTTTCGATTAAAGTCTGTCATGGCATATGAATCACCAAAGAATTTAAGCACAGGCATAATCTCGTTCTCACGAATATAATCAACAGTGAGTTCGTGGCGAACTCTAAATCTATCAATGTATGTAGCTTTACGTTTTTTAAAGTCGAATCGCAATGTTTCCGTGCATATTCCGTGGTCATTTTTTCTACCATCAAAGAAAAGCTGTATACCTTTGTATCTAATCTTTAAATCTAAAAAATATTTATAGTTAATAACTTCTACATAGGCTGTCACAGGATATACTTTCTCATCATTAATGGAATAGCAAATCTTATGATCGTAGGGATTGGATGATAGATGGCAGTTTGGACAAGTATAATATTTAGCACCAGTTACATATCCATTGTGATAGGAATACTTACGCTGCCAGCTACCGCCAAATGTAAATCCACAATCGAGATGGCAAATAGTTGTATACTCCGCACCGTAAGGGGCCTCTAGGATTACGCTATCGAACATTTTGTGAATATAGGTACTGGATACAATCTCCACAGTGAATTCCCCCTTTAATCACCAAACATAGCGAATAGATCTTCTGTTTCCTTCTCTTCAACAGATGCAGGCTCTACTTCTACCGCTGGTGCTGGTTCTTCTTTAGGTTTAGACTTTTTAGTCGTAGCCTTTGTTTTCTTGCTTTTAGTTTCAGCTTTCTCCGCCTCAGGCTCTGCCTTTTGTTTCTTAGTAGGTTCTACGATTTCATAAGCTTTTACAATAGCATTGGATGCTTTCATAACACCTTCTGTATATGCAATTCCAGTTTGGTATTCTTCAGCGTTACCAGGGTCCATTTCAATTGCCTTATGTAATATGTCTAGCGACTTCTTACATATATCTGCTTGGCTTTTAAATTGTTGTTTAGCCATATTTAAGCCTCCTTCTCTGCCATGATGGATTTTAAATCGGTGATAAGATCATCCGTTAAAGAGTCGCTAGACGGACGAGTGACCCCGTGCTTGCTAAAAATTGCAAGTGCTTTTTTTGCTTTTACCCCATCTTCGCCCATCCATTCACGGAATTCCTTATAAAAGGCTTTTTTATCTACCGGTTCAGCGGCAACGTCTAATTCTGTATCTTGTTGAGGGGTTTCTACTGGAGTCGGTTCTTCAACCTTTGTTGTTTCAGCAGGTTTAGGTTCTACTACTGGCTCAACCTTTTCTTCTTTTTTTGCTTTTGTTAGCTTACCTTCGAAATCTGTTACAGGAACATCGTCTGTAGTCGCTGACACTTCATTTTCTAAGATTCTTACCTTGCAACCATTAGCTTCAAGTTGGGTTATCCCTTCTGCAATCTTTTTACTACTCTTTTGAATTGCTTTCTTGAATGTATCCTCGAGTTTATTTTCTGCTAGTTCAAGACTAGTGCCTGACGCTACTTTAACAATTGGCTTTTTCGACATACATTGGCCTTGGCATTGATGATTTAATCGTTCATGCCAATCTGCTACTTGCACTGCTAGATCGTCTAATGTATTGAATTTAATAGTTAAGATATTTTGATTTTCCATGATAATTTCTCCTTTAGAATTTAAACAGTAATTCATCATCAACTAATTTCCCTTCCACGATTTTAGGGATTCCAATTTCCTGGAGTTTACGAATTACGCTACGACTTTTGGATATGTAAATAGTATTTTTTTCAATTTGTACTGCTGTTGGCTTAATTACATATGGCTCTGTTGCAATCGCAGGCGCCACACAAATGACTTTATTAT